GTATATTTTGTAGTGTTGGATTGCTTATGTCAACTACGGCGTATTAATGCCTACCTGAAGGGGCCGCTATGGGCTCGATACATTGTAATCACTTATAACCAATGATTACGTATCTGGGAGGGCATACCCGTTTCACGTGCCTCCCACAGACTTAAACTCAACCATCTTACAAGGAGTGTGCATGGATCCCTCCGTTACTCCGTTCATATGGTTTTGCCACTGCACATCCAATGGGCCTGGCTGTTGCGCTCCATTCCGAACGACACGCCAGCGAAATATTAACTAGGCTCGCTAACCTTATAATGTGATATGAAAACTTTTTTTGGATTGCTTGGGTAAGAATTGGGTTTGCTTGGGTAAACCTATACGCTGATGATCTTGTACGTTCACAGGGCGCGTCAGTCCTGCTATCTGTTAAATTTTGCTTGAACAGTTTTTACTGTTGCACTACTTTATCGTTGTCGGTCTCAGTAGTGCAACAATCTCGATATGTTAAAATGCCCTAATTGGACTGGTAACAAATGCACGCATTTCTGCTACTCTACGTAGCCAGCCCGCCAAATATTTTTGCTGAGTATCGTCCTCAGCAACAATTTCATTATAATATTTCACTCGTTGATCACAAACTGAATTACATATCTCAATAGGATCCTGATCAGATAAATTAGCCAATGTTACAGGGCCAATTGCACCATCATCTTTGACACCTATAGCACGTTGAATAAATTTAGATGCTGTACCAGGACCATGTTGAATTGCACCATCGAACTGCAATGCTGCTAAACGACCATCCATCTTATCACATTTAGCATTCAGCCAATAGTGACTGAAATAAACAGCCTTGGCAGTATCCCAATCCATATGTGTAATATCTAAATCGGGGTTAGAATTCTTAGCAATTCCGTATTTTGTTTCGCCGCCGCGATCATGGGGATCGTTTGTATATCCGCAGGCATGTGCATCGGTGCCATCTTGTGTGCCTGGAGCATCAATATTCCAGAAGCCGCCAACTTCATATAACATTGCGTGATTTATAGCCTTTTCAAATGCTTGTGAGTACATATGTGCTCTCCTTTTTCATATCTACTATTTATCAAGGTAAATATAATAAACAGGGATTTAATATGCCATCAAAAAGTAAAGCAAAGGGTAATGCGTGGGAACTCGACGTTGCAAAATTTCTATCTGCAACATATAACGAATCATTTATTCGTATACCTTCATCCGGTGCATTTGTGGGTGGCAAGAATAATTTTCGCAAGACACAGATCGATTCTGCACAGCTACAAGGTAAGAAAGGAGATATTCATCCTCCCGAGGCATGGAAGCATTGGAATCTTGAATGCAAGAGTTATGCAGACTTTCCATTTCATCAATTATGGACTACAGATGTGAAAATCCTTGACGCATGGATTGCACAGCAACACGATGTTGAGGATGTGGGCGACTTAAATCTAATCTTAATTAAGATAAGTCGTAAAGACAAATGGGTAGTCTATCAGGAGAATTTAGGATTTCTCTCTAATAGATCTATACATTATAAAGGTTGGTATTTTACAAGCTGGGATGATTTTTGGACTAAACAGACGAACATCGATCTAGTCCAAAGGCATTCATGCTCTTCTGTCCTACTACCCTAACCAACGGTAATAATGGTAGTAAGTTATTACTCCACGTTTCAAATCCAATAACAGGAATATGAGAACTACTCCTCTTGCCTATTTTAAGAAATATAGCCAATTTAATTTGTAATCCACCAGATGCAGATAATGTTCTGCCATCTAAATATGATATCATATTGGCGCTAGTAATTATAAAACAATCAATAATATCATCGTTTCGACTATCCATGAGGACAAGATACGTATCTATACCTTTCTGAGTAATATTATCTTTTATACTGTAAGATGCATTATAACAAGATTTCAATGATGTTGTGTCATTACTTGAAATGTTTCCATTTATTATCTTACCTGGTGTTGTTGAATAGATAATATCTTTCTTAGTTTTTATGAACTTTGATTCATCAGCATAACTAGTTTTTAATTCAACAGGTGTAAAAATAGTATCATCTAATCTTATTGCGTCATGTCCAACTCTTTTATCTAAAATAGGTAAGAAACCTAATACAACTGCACATAAGATATCGTGTGTCTTTGATGATAATTTACATCTAGATAATTCTCCTGCACATACATCAAAACCGTGATACTTCTTTATATCATATGAGTTGACTTCTTGTTGCCTTATGTACTCTAATGTATTTTCATTTACTCGTTTATTATATTCATCTATTGTTATCATCTTACTCCTAGTTAGTCAAGAAGTTCAGTATATACTCGACATTCTTAGAAAAGCAATGAACTTCTCACTAAACTTGCGTATCACTACTCTCTAAACTGGTGAAACCACCTTCTTTAATTACTTTCAGTACATTAGATACTCGACCAACTAATTCATCACGATGCGAAATAAGATAAATGTTTCTCTTATTCTCTCTACCCATCTTCTTTAGAATTGCAACTGATGCCTCTACACCACTAGAATCTAATCCACTATCAATTAATTCATCAATGAATAATAAATTAATCTTGTCATTCATATTTTCATAAACGTCCCTAAATGACCACGACAATGAAAGTATAAGTCTTGTGCGTTCGCCCCTGCTCAAATTATCGAAGTCGAATTCTTTACCATACATAGAAATTTCTACCTCAAGGTCTGATTTAAATTTCACCAAGTGTGGAAGTCCAATATCGGTTAGATAATGTGCTAAACGGTGATTTAGAAATGCTAAGTTTTGATCAATAATTTTCTTACGTATGAAACTATCTTTATTAGTTAATAATTTCATTAAGAATTCTTGATGGTCACGTAACTTCACTAGATTATTTAATTTAGTAAAATCGATAACTTCTAAACCATCGCGTTTTAATGCTTCGATTTGATCTACATATGGATTTATTGTTTCTAGATCCGACGCTAAACTATTACCTAATGTATCAAGTGTTGTTTTATGATTCCATGCTTCATCGATTGTATCATAGAATGTCTCTGGCAATTTAGGTATCATAGACGCTACGGTGGTGGCAAGCGTCTTTACTTCGTCCCGTTTTACTGCTTTTTCGGCTAATCTTGTCTTAGCATCACTGTGCTGAGCTACGTACTCGCTATGTACTGCGGCATGCGTGTCTTTGTCCATTTCCTGGCTACATGTGGGACAGATTTTCTCTACAGAACTTGCTAGGACTTTATCTAAACGTACAATTGTTCTTGAAGAATCAGTTACATCTTTTTCCAGACCACCTAACTCCTTAGCAAGAGAACGATACTCAGCAGTTAAATCCTCAACTTCTTTCTTAGACTTATGTAATGCAATTTCTTTATCAATATCAACATTTAATAATTCCATGATAGATGATTGCAACTTTGCTATTCTATCTACCTTTGCGCGATCCCACGTCGTTGACTTGGTCTGGAGCCCCGTAATATTTTGTTCAATCCTTTTATTAGCCTCCGTTGCCGCCGTAATTCTGAATTCCTCTTCCTTAATCTCATCTTTAGTCACCCTTGCTTCTTCTTTAAGCTTATCAGCTTTTTCGGAAAGTTTTGTAATCCCTAAGAGTTGTTCGATGATAATTCTTTGCTCATTTGTTTTTAGGGCTAAGAAAGGTTCGACGTATGTATTAAGAGCAAGGATATGTTTGAACATATCATGAGAGACACCGATAATTCTCTCAATCTCTACCTGTGTATTACGACCCTCTCCCTGAGATTCATCTTCGCCGGTATCTTCTTCAATACCATCTTTGATAAACTTAAATATACCGGGGCGTCGGCCTCTATCTATTTTGTAATTTACACCATTTATTTCAAACGTAAGTGTAACCAGCATATTTTTCATGTTGGTCTTATTGATGAGATTATCTTTCTTAATGTTTGTCAATGCAGATCCATAGAGTGCATAACTTAATGCATTCACAATTGTAGATTTACCTACGCCGTTACGATTATCATTTCCTCCAAGGTCTAAGTTTTCACCGAGAACAAGGACTAATTCGCTGCTGCTAAAATTAAGTGATTGAGTAACATTTCCGATACTCATAAAGTTTTTTATTGTTAAACCGTGTAGTTTTAGCATGTATTACAATCCATTATAAATTTCTATTAACTTAGTAGAATCAAAGGTGTCACTTTCGATATTGGTTAATTGTTCAATAACAATTTGATCAACAGTCTTGAATGTAATATTTCCTGCAAATTCTTTTGATAAATCATCTTCTGAATTACGAATAAGCTTGAACTCTCTAACATTATATTGACCTAAGAATGTCTCTCGTAAGAAAGCTGCTTCTTCATATGTAATATCTATATCAAGAGTAACTTGAAGATATGTTTTGGGTTTTAGATAGATATCTGGATTAGCAAGTAATGCTGCCAGATTGATACTAATAAAACGAGGACCAGTTTCATAATCTATAAACTCTGGTTCTTTATCCCATTCTAAGTACATTGCACCGCGCTCAAAATCCCAAACATCGGAATAATTGTGACCAAAGGGATTACCTATATAATTAATCTTACCTTTGGTTTGACGCATATGAAAGTGCCCAGAGAAGATATAGTCTTGATGCTGAAAATTATCTGCATTAAGAGTACCATTATCGGGCATCTCAACATGTGCGTTCATCTTAAATCCGGGCAATTCTAGATGTCCAAATAGATATTTTGATTTGATATTTGTTACTTCTTTCCATTCTTCATCAACGAGCCATGGAATAAGTGCTACATTACCTTGTACTAAAGGTGCATCAATTAATACGATATTAGGGAACTCAGATCCTACTACCATAGAATGAACATCTCTTTTCTCGCGATAGAAAAGATCGTGATTGCCTACCATGATATAGGTTTTCTTAAACGCTTTATTTAATTTTCTAAGAGCCTGCATTGTATAATCAAGCGTTAGAATATTAATATTAGATCTATGATGATGCCAATCACCTAAGAAAATACAAGTGTCGGCGCCACGCAGATCGGCCTCGGCAATAACCCAATCGATGAAATCAAGACAGTCTTGATTATGTTCGCTTGAATTGTGCCTAAGCCCGAAATGAATATCAGTAAAACAAATAGCTTTTTCGAATAAATTATTCGTTATCATCTTTGGCTGCGTCTTGCGCGTCTTCTCTTAGTTGTCTAATCTCTGCTTCGATATTTAATTGGCGTGTAAAGCTTGGACTTGCTCCACTATCGATTAATAAATCATCGCGCAGGTCTTGATTCTTCTTTTCTAAGTTAAGAACTCGTGTAAAACTATTTTGAAGTGATTGCGTGTAATAAGAGAATGGATTATCACTCTTAGATTCATCAAACTGTAAACCCATTTGTGCTAATTGAAGTAATGCCTGCCCCTTCATTTCATCAATGTATGTATATCCGCGCCAATTACCACGCTGGCCATACTTGTTTACCATAAGAATGAACATCTTAGCAAGCTTATTTGTAATAGAACCACGTTCTAAATTAAATTTACCAGCCTTCGAATGTGAACGGCCAACTTCTTTTGTGGCACCATTCTCGATAATATAATGTTTAAAAGGGAAGAAATTTAATTTGATGTGACTATCTGCTGTACTTTTTGGATTCTTCTTTCTACCTGGGGCAAGTGGAATATGTTCAAATGTCAAAACTCTATATACCAGATCATCAACAGGAATAGTATCAGCTTTAATCTTATATTCAGATAGTTTCGGTTTCTCTGTTCTTGATGTATTATTTGCTACAGCAATAGCAAATGCCTGTGAACCTAATCTAGCAGCTCTAGCAGCCCTAGCCTTATCTTGTGTTTCAGAAAGAAATACCTCTTGCAGGTTGTCTACAATAATATCGTAGTCGGCATACTTCTGATCGGTATATTCACAGAAAGAATTTTTACTTTGGTGAATCTCCTTCAACATATCTTTGTTATTTAGGTAGTTGATTTTCTTAACCGGAAATACCGATGGTGCAGATACCACAGGTGTTTCATCTTCATCTTCAAAATCTATTGAACCAATCATATTTTCTCCTTTAGAGGGTTTTATACAGTATAGCAAAAGAAGTTCAAACAGTCAAGGGTTCCGCGATTAACATGCGTGTTTATGACCAAGATAAATAAGCAGATAGGAGAATATTTAAATGGCCCAACAAGATCAGCGAGCACGTCTGCAACCAAAGTCCTTACAAAATGAGGAAGTCCTAGGGCCACGAGATCCGTCGAATATTTTATTTCCTTTATGGTCTACCCGAGGTGTAGTTTTTCCTTATACACCTTCAGTTGCTACTGGGAACGTTACAGAGTATGATCCCACAAGCTTTATTCATTCAAACTATGGGTACAATGCATATGTTAGATCATATCCAAAGCCAATTAGTATATCTGCGGAATTTACCGCACAGTCAAATGATGAAGCTATATATTTATTGGCGGTGATAAGTTTCTTCCGGTCCGTTACGAAATCTTATTTTGGTGTCAATCCATATAATAAGGCTGGAACTCCACCACCTACTCTTGTATTTAATTATCTCGGTGATTATCAATTTAATAATGTACCGGTTGTTGTTAAGAATTTTGAATACACATATGAAGCGAATATAGATTATGTGCCAATTAACACTGTTAACAACCAGGCATTTTCTGCAAATATAGGTGTAAGTTTACCGCAGGGTAAAAACGGTGGTTATACATGGGTACCGACCCATATAACAGTTCAGTTAGACTTAGATACTCAATATATACCTATCAAACTTAGAAATGAATTTAATTTAGATGAATTCCGTCAAGGTAAATTAATTAATAAGGGATACATTTAATGGCACAAAATTCCAAAGACACAAGTCAATATTCTTTAACACCTGTTAAGAATTGGTACCTTGATTTATGGGTGCCGAGAACAGTTATGGCATCTGATCACGATCCGATTATTACTATACCACCGGCATTTGATCAACGACCGGATCTATTAAGTCAACAGGAATATGGTACTCCGAAACTATGGTGGGTTTTTGCTATAAGAAATCCAGATCTAATTATTGATCCCATTAATGATTTTGTTGCCGGAATAGAAATTTATGTTCCTAGTAATATCTTGAAGAATTAATATGGCAGATAAACCGAAAAGTTTTATGTCCGGTGGTGGCGGTGATTTCGGTGGTGGTGGCGCCGCTAGTTCTTGGACACCTGCTACAACATCCGCGACTCCGGCTACCGTTG